AGAAAATAAAATTTTCAATCACTTCAGTTCCTTCACTCATATTTAGAGTTTTAAACGGTTAATAAATAAGGTTGGTTATTAGGACGTTTCCTAATTGTTTAACAAATCTAATACTAATATTTTGATTTGTCAAATTTATAATAAAAAATTTATTTGATTTTTTTGTTAGTAGTAATAAATATACCGTGATACACCAAAAAACAAAGAAAAATTAAAAATTAATTAAAAAAAGTATCAGTTAATTCATTATTAACGTCAATCTCGTCTAATTTATTCTCTAACCACTCAGCAAATGATTCTTTACTACTTAAAATACTTTTTACGTTATCGTGTTTTTTTACTGGTATCTCAACTACTTTGGTGGCTCCGTTTAAATAATGTGACCCACTATTTTTCTTACAGAATTTAACCTTACCGTTATCTCCAACTAAAATTAAATCATGTACAATACCATCACAATCAATACCGTTACCAGGTACAATAATATACTCCATATCTTTAAATGGTGAGTAATCTCTATAACCGTCAATATGTGGTTTCATATCTTCAGTACCATCTTCTTCATTAACTTCACCACCCCAACGTTCTGAAGGTTGTTCTAAGTCTTGTTGTAACCTATAGTCGGTCGTTAATTCTTCACCTTCATCTATATCTCTAGATGCCACTAAAAATCTTTGTTTACCGTTTACTAATTCATTGTGACAATTTGGGTCATCACTGTGGTTATGCATTTTACCAAGTTCTGTAAAATCATATTTATTACCTAATTCAATGATATTATGCAATAAACCAACAACATCACCTTTTTTTAATTTTTTAGTTGCAAACACACCCTTACCTTCTATTTTACTGTCACCTACTAAATATTTGTTACCTTTTTTTACACTTTCAGTGACCGTTTGACTATTTGAAATTTGTGATTTTAAAACATTAACAAACTCTTCTTGTATCGCTTTAGTTAATTGCACGTAACTAGTTATTTGTTCAGGATTGACTGATTGTGGTTCCACACCTTCCTTTTCTATCTGCCTCATAGCAGCAAGTATTTGTGGTTCAGATAATTTTTTATACTTTACTAATTTAGATTTAATATCATTAACAAAGTTATTATTACCCTTATAAGTACTAATAGCAGTTAATCTGTCATCATCGTATTCAACAACTTCCTCTTTTTTATTTCTGTATAAATAACTAATTCCCGATATGTTTGTTATACACTTGTGTCCTCCAGAATTTGCTTGAATAACATCCCAACCATTAACTGTGATTCTATCTAATAAATCTTTTTGTTTTGAAGTTAAATTTCTATAAAGTTTCTGAGATATATTACCTATGATTGATAATAAGTTCTCATCAGCATTAACTTTAAATGAGTCTCTATTACCGTATATCGCCACTAAATCTTTTAACGTAAACCCAACAGATTCATATTCCGCCTCAAATTCTGAAACTCTTTTAAGTGTCCCAAAAGTAATTTTCATACCTTTTAAATCACTTTCAAATTTAGATAATACCTCATTTTTCATTTCACCTAAATCCACACCCTTCAACGCCCTATCCTCTTTAAAAGGATTACATGATGCTTGAACTAAACCTAAAGGCCAAGCAATAACAATGAAGTCAGCATCAGGATTGTTTTTAAATGGTGTATACCTATCGTAAGAACCAGGTTTAATCATTGACCCACCACCATATTGGACTATTATGTTACCTTCTAACCTTACGTTTGGATTAACTTTTTGTTTTTCAATATAGTTTGCCTGATTTTGAACCAACTCTTCTGGAGTCGCGTAACCTTTTGTTGATATTTGTTTTTTAATATTATTTAAAATACTTAAAAGGGATGGTTGAGCATCTAATACAATTTGTTCTAAAAATTCAGGTTTGTTTTTGAACGCCAATAATAATTTATTGGTAACCAACCCCATGATAAACTTGTTGGATCTTAAACTACTATCCTTATCAAAATTAAGTAAGTAATTCATTACCATTTCAGGTGTAATTTTATTTACCGCAAAATTAGCAGAATCGACAGTTGATATAATGTTAATATCTTCTGTTGGAAATATTTCTTTTGGTGAAACAACTTGTGATATCGTTTCAACATTCGATCTAGATGCTCTAAAGTTTGTTGATGTTTCTGGCTCAACTCCGGCTTGTGTGTCGTGGTGGTCCGTATGAATAACAAACATTGGTTTCCCATGGGCAAAATCAACAAGAACAGGCATTACCTCACCACTAGCATCCGGTTTCTTAACTGAAAATTCTTTATCACCATATTGGATAACTTCAGCATCTACTACTTTAATACCGTAATTTTCTAAATAATTTTTCATACCAATTGCGGTAGTAACCCCGTCTAAATCTTGGTGAAAATAAATTTTAGCTTTTTTATATCTTTTAGCAAGTTCCTTAATATTCCTAATACCTGACTCATTTAATAATTTTCTCATAATAATAAATACCTTATAAAATAAAAAACCCCATTATGGAAATGGGATTTCTTTTATTTGTTCTAATGTCTTAAAGTATTCAATTCTATTTTCGGCGATTTGTTTATAATTGGGACTTAACTCAATACCTAACCATCTCCGTCCAAGAACCTCAGCGGCAACTAAACTTGTTCCACTACCTGCAAATGGGTCTAAAACTATATCGTTCTTGTAGGACAATATTTTAATCGCCTTGGTAGGGATGTCCATCGAGAACGTTGCCTTGGTGAGTGATTTAGTATCTGCAAAGTAATTCCACTGACCAAACACAAGTTCCATAAACTCTTTCTTATCTGTCTCCTCATAAACTATTTTTTTCTTTAATGTCCCATCTTCCTGTTCAATCTCAGTTGGGACTCCTTTCCATTGTGGTTCTCCTTTAACTTTTTTGATGTGATTTTTCTTGTAAGCCAAAATAACACATTCCTTTGGGTTATAGATATATGGGCTAGATGGTGACATCCATGACCCCCAAGCGGTGGTTTTAGACCTATGTGGTGATTGTTCTTCCAAATCAACAATACCAAAGAACCCAAATCCAATTTCCTTCATTATCTGATACATTTCAGATACAAAGAAGATACGACCACCTTTCTTTTGTCTGTTAATCTCATAGGGGATGTTAAGAGCAATACGACCATCATCCTTTAACACTTTATACGCTTCAGTTAACCAGTTTTTAGCGAAAACTAAATATTCATCAAATTCAACATCATCTTTGTGAACATCATAATCAATTCCAACCCCATAAGGCGGGGACGTTACAATTAAATCCACAAACCCTTCAGGTAATGTTTTCATCACCTCAACACAATCTCCATTTATTATTTTTCCTGTCTCTATCATTTTACTTATTTAATACTCTCTAAAAAATCCCATACTTCATTTGAAAACTCTTCATACATATCTCCGTCCTCATCATCCGATAAGTCAACAATGTATTCATCAACACAAAAATCAACAATAGTTTCGTGTAATTCACCAAGTGTTTGTTCATCATTCTTTAACCCCTCATATTGATTAAGGATTTGATTTTTTTGTTCTTCTGTTAGTTTCATTTTTTATGTTTAATTTTTGTTTATTTTTCCTTCAACTTTTGAATACGCGTCACAATTTGAATTTTTTTTGGTTTTACAACTAAATAGACCAATTAATAATGTGATTAAAATAGAAATAATTATAGTTTTCATAGTATACATAAAAAGTTTATTGTTTCTTTCAACCTGTTCTTTTGTTCTACCTTGATATTCATCTCTATTCCACTCTCCCATAACTAAATTGCTTGTGCGATTATTTGTGCCAATTTATAACCTGTGAATGCCCCTATCGCGGCAGAACCCGGTAAAACAATAAATTTACCCAACATAGTTTCATATTTCTTTCTATTAACAATATAAGAAATTAATATATAATAGACAATATAGTTCATTAAAACTAAAAAGTCCAGTTCTTTTGCCGCAAAAACAACTATTGAATTTCCAAGAAACCCCCACATAAAATTAATAAGAGTTTCTCGGATTAATTCATTTGGTGTTGTTATCGCATCTAATATACTTATTTCCTTATCTAACCCTGTCTTCTTCGAGGGTTTCGATGTGGTGTTGGAGGTACCAGAGGGCCTTTCTGAGGTCCTCAAGTTCCTTGTCTTTTCCTTTTTTTCCTGCACGTGATATATATTTTACTGTGTTCCCTAAACTAAATCCTAATTCCCAAGCATCAATAACTTTGATTGCTTCGTATGGGTTATTTTGTCCTCCGTAATGTTGTGGATGGTTTACTTGTTCTTTTTCAGGTGGTGGTGGGGGATTCCTATGTCCTGGCATGTTGTTTACTTGCTCTACTTTTGGTTGAGTACATTGACAAGGTCCTGTTAAACCACATATACATTCTTTCTCCATTATTATTATTCTTCTTCTCTATATTCTTTTAATAACTCGTCGTTAGATATTGTTCCGTATTTTTCATTTAACCCTTCTAATTTAACATTCCTACTCATCATATGTTTAACCTCATGAATTTCTTCAGCAGTTTTTAAAGATGATACAATTTCTTTAATGATTTTATATGGATCAGCATTTGATCCGGGTCTTCTATCTTCAACATAACCTTTCCATTCTTTTCCTGTTTCTTGTGGTACACGTATGGATGCTCCACGATCAGACACCCCCCAACTAAATGTATTAATAGACTGAGTTTCAAAGTTACCTGTAAGTCTTAAATGGTTTTCTGAACCATAAGCGACAATGTGTTCTTGGTGTCTAGACCCAAATGAGTTGAATATTGATGTAAAGTAATCATAACCCCCTTCATTTCTCATCCTATCATTTGAAAAGTTGGTGTGTAGTCCAGACCCATTCCATTCTCCATGTGTTAGTGGTTTAGGATGAAGTTCAATGTGGTAACCATATTTTTCAGAAATTTTATAAAGAAAATATCTACTCATCCATAAGTCGTCACCACCCTTTAATTTACCCTTTGAAAATACTTGGTACTCCCATTGACCTAAAGCAACCTCAGCATTTATTCCTGTAATATCAATTTTATGTTCTAAACACATGTTTAAATGTTCTTCAACAAAATCACGTCCAACAACATTATGACCGACACCACAATAATATTCACCTTGACCTTTAAGTGAGTTTCTTTTGTGACCTAAAATACCACCATTTATTTCTTCACGAATAAAATATTCTTGTTCAAAACCAAACCATAAATCTTCTTGTTCTTCATTAAGTTTTGACCTGTAATTTGAATCGTGTGATGTATTATCTGGATTCATTACTTCACAAAACACATAAATAACACTTTTTTCTAATGGGAAATGTCCTGATTTATAAATTCTAACAGGTTTTAATAAACGATCAGAATTACCAGTATTTGCTTGTTCGGTCGATGATCCGTCAAAGTTCCATATTGGGAAATCTTTAACTCTTAAATTTTTAATCGATTCGTAATCTACTATTTTAACTTTACTTCTAAGGTTTGGTTCAGGCTTATATCCATCAAGCCAAACATACTCTAACTTAACTTTCATTTGTTTTCTATTATATATTGGATTATTTGTTCTTTTGATTTTCCTTGATTAAATAGACGGTAAACATCTCTTGAGAATTGGTCTGTGGTTAAGACAGCATCGGCATCAAGGTAATCCATGATTCTGTCTACATTTTTAAGTATATGTTCTTTACAAAGAAACCTTTTGTTGAACCCCATTTTTTTGTTCTTTAATTTTTTTTACTCCATTAATAAACTCTCTAACTTTTTTACCTAACTCCATATCGTTTGGGTATTCTTTCATTAGGTCTTTTATTACTTGATATACGTCTAATTCCATAATACTTAAAATTTAATTATTTAATATTTTTTTGTCAAATTTTTATTCTTAATTAATTTAGATTGTACCATATAATTCATTACTTTTCTCTTAGCAAGAGGTAAAATTGTTTCTTTAAATGGGAATTGTTCTGTATGGTGTATTTTAAAGACAATTAAATTTTTATGAATTTCATCATCATTTATATTTTTTATTAATGGTCTTTTAATAGTTAATAGTTTTTCTTCAAACTCATATTCCTCACACTCACAGATTTTTTTAATCGAACATTTTGTTTCAACAACACCCTTTTTAATTGGTTTGATAATAAATTCATAGAGATGTGTTGTTCCATTATTTTTAATAAAAAATAATCCTTGTTTTGGTTCTATATTTTTAGGGTTTTGTATAGGCTCAATAGAAATTGAGTCGTTAGCAACGTCCCACAACGCCTTTGCTTGATTAAAAAAATCTTTGATTTTGTCAGTAGAGTATAGACAAACTTTATATATTTCTAATATTTCTTCTTGTGTAAATAATGGTAAATTATTGGCCATTAAATCTGATACTAATATTTCGTCATCAGGTTCTTTAAGAACTCTATTAAGTGTTAAGTATTGTCCTTTTTCCGTAATTAACCCGATACTTGCCAAATGTAATGAAATTTGTTGAAAATTAGGATAAAGCTTCAGATTTTGAAGTTGTTTATCCATTTTTTGTAAGAAATCTAAAAGTACATATTGTTTATGTTCAAAATCAATAGGTTCTTGGAATACCCAATCAGTGTTCATTAAAGTTTTTAAATAAAGATAAGAATTGTTTTTAAAAGTGTAAATAAATTAGTTGTGTCTCATTACGTGGTACCATATACCATTCACTTTATATTCACCCATGTTACCATCATAACTACCGAGAGTATCACCAGGTTCAGCATTATTTGATAGTTCCTCAATGACCGCATCCATATCCACAAAATCCATAATAAATTTATCATCAAATCCCATATCTTTTATCCAACGACCAAAATTATAGGCAGCATCCTCAACATATGAATTTATAATGTTATCTATTTCATCATCACTATAATCACCTTGTGGGTCATCGTTAATATCTTCAATAAGTGTATCAATATCGTCAATTTCCGATTCTATTTCACTACGTTCATCATCAGAAATCGTTTCATTTTTTAATCTATCGTTTAGTTTGTCAATTTTTGTTTTATAAATCTGTACGTATTTTTCTTGTTGACTAGTTAATTCTTTTGTGACTTCATAACCTTCAGGATCATCCCTAACAACATCATAATAATAATCATATAACCATCTATTGACGTAATCCTCATTTAAATTATTCTCAAAAACATAATCAGGTGCCGCTTCATATCCAAGTTCCTCTAAATATGATTCTATCGACTCTTTAACCGCAACATCTAATTGGTCACTATCAAATACAACATAGTCTTGTTCAAACCCATCATTACCTAACCATGTAAAATTCGTTCCACCAAAGTGAGTGTACGGTTCTTTAAATAAAAAATATTTATCTTCAGTTTTTTCCTCACCATTATCATCCTCATATTCTTGTGGAATACCTTCATCAACTAAAAAATCATAAACAGCTTCACTTTCGTTACCGTTTTTAGTGTTTTTAGTCACGTCCCAAGCGTTAGTTTCTCTCAACTCATTAAGTTCATTTAATTTTTTTTGTAGTCTTTTCCTTTCTTCTATGTCCCACATAATACTACCATGATAATTAAATCTACCACTAACTTTTCCTTCATCAAAGTAATTAACTGATGACCATGAAATATCTAAATTACCATTAACGTATGAAATGACATTTAAATTTTTAATGTCTTTAGCCCCATTTAAATTTAAATCACCATCGATGATAATTTGTTTACCTCGATATTGTGGGAATTTTAAAATAGCCTCAACATCTCCGTTAGAATATTTTAACAAATCAATAAACTCTTCTGGTTCTATTTTTACACTATTTTCGTCCATATTTTATAAATATCCTACTTTAACAATTGATTATTATAAATACACTAATAAAATTAGTATTATAAAATATTTATATATCAAATAAACATATAAAACCTTTTTAATCATGGGATGCGGATGTAAAAAAAACCAAGCACCACAACAACCACCACAAGAACAACCACAAACACAACAAGTTAATGAGACAGTTAAAACTGCGGTAACTAAAATTATTGAAAAATACTACAGCAAAAAGTAATAACTATTTAACCTATATTTTATTTTAATTAAGATTAATAAAAATAAACTTAATTAAAAAAAATTCGTATGGTTACATGTGAGGTTTACAATTTTCTTGACGGAAAAAACCTATGTAATATTTTTGCATCTATAGTTGTAAATAAAATCAATGAAACATTTCCTAACGCTAAAACAGAAATAGCTGTCATTAACGTTAGGAATTTTTTTACTATAAAAGGTAGAACTAATTCTGACCAAGTATTAATAATTTCTGATTTATTTCAGGAATTTATGAATAAATATGATGAGGAGTTATCTAACTCAATTAGAGTTATTGACACAATTCTTTATAATTTTGATTTTACATCGTCACCAATAAACATTTCATATGATTCTAATAAAAAAATCTCTAAAGAAAAATTATTAAATCAAAACTTTGTTAATTCACACATTAAAGATAAATTATACTTTAATTTAAAGCTTGAAGGTCTGAAAAATTTATTGTACTTTGATTGTTCAACCGAAAACTCAAATAAAATATTTTCAATTTTAAAATCTGAGTACCCTGATCATCAATTAGTAAAAGGTGATTTTTCTCAAGAAATTTACGTGTCAGATAGGTATTATGGTCTATCAAATAACGGTGAAAAATTGTATCACATGTTATTAAGATACATATCATACCATTTTTTAACTTTAGGTATCAGTAAAGAATTAAATATTAAATTAATGTCTTCAGTCAATATAGAAGATATGGATAACAATAACACGGAATTAATTATAACAAACGATAACCATATTGTTAAAACGAAATGGTTAGAGTCTTTAATATTAGACATATTCCCATTCACACAAAAAGAACTTAAAGG